GATGGTGGCGTAGGTACAGCTCCAGGCGCTGGCGGGGTGGGTGGCGGTGGAAGCGGGGCAACAACTGCCGCAGGAACTGGAGTCGCTGGAACTGCAAACACAGGAGGAGGTGCTGGCGGTGGCGATTGGACTACTGGCGGTGTTGGTGGTGCTGGCGGTTCTGGTGTAGTAATTATTAGATACTCTAATATTTATGACGCAGCGCCTACAACAACTGGCTCACCCGATATTACTGTTGCTGGTGGTTATAGAGTTTACAAATGGACTTCTTCTGGTTCAATTACATTTTGAGATAAAAACATGAGTCATTATGCAAAAGTAGAAAACGGAATAGTCACACAAGTTATTGTGGCTGAACAAGACGTTATTGACTCTGGCTTATTTGGCACAGGCTGGGTGCAAACTTCTTACAACACACATGGCGGTCAGCATCCAGAAAACCGCCCCATGCGTAAAAATTATGCTGGTGTTGGTTTTACTTATGATTTACAGAAAGATGCTTTTATCCCGCCAAAGCCATTTGCAAGTTGGACACTAAACGAAGAAACTTGTTTGTGGGATTGCCCTGTTGCTTATCCTACTGATGGCAAGGTTTACATTTGGAACGAAGATCAACAACAATGGATTGAGTTTGTATGAAATCCGAAGTAAGCCATGAACAAATCTACGAAAGACTGCTTGCAGTTGAATTAAAGGTAGATGAGATAGACAAGAACACAAAAGGTCTTGTAGGGGCTATAGATGCCCTTGACGGGGCTTTTAAAGTTCTTGGGTGGATTGCCTCTGCTGCTAAACCTATTCTATGGGTAGGTGGGTTAATTATGGCTGCTGGTGCTATCTGGCAAACATGGCTTAAAAAGTAATGGCTAATGTAAAACAACAACTAGATATACCTGCCTTGCCTAGTTTAGGTACGTCAGGTACTACCTACTCTCAAAGTCTACAGAACCAAAATAATGGTCTTTTGAGGTTGTTTTTTACAAAGTTAGTCAATACATTGCAGTCAATATATGGGCCATTGGGTGGTAAGTATTTAAATAACCCTTACGGGGCTTTTCAAGACTCAACAAACCAAGTGGCGGCAAACACAACAACTGCCTATGCCGTTACATTTAATACGACAGATTATTCCAATGGCGTAACAATGGCTAGTGGATCTAGAATCACAGTAGCTAGTGCTGGAATCTGGAACTTGCAGTTTTCCATTCAGTTTACAAACACGACAAATGCTTCTCAGGATGTAGATGTTTGGTTTCGGGTCAATGGCACAAATGTGGCCAACTCAAACAGCCGATTTGGCTTTGCACCTAGAAAAGGTGCTGGAGACCCGTACCACACCATTGCTGCCATCAACTACTTTGTGAGCTTAAATGCGACTGACTATGTTGAGATAATGTGGAGGCCAACCGATACGGGGGTTTCAATTGAGCAGTACCCTGCTGGAACAAGCCCGACACGGCCAGCAGTGCCATCAGCCATTGTCACAATGAGTTTTGTGTCTAATCTACCTACGCTATAGAATGCAGATATGGCTTATATTCCACTACAAATTCCTCCTGGCGTATACAAGAATGGTACTGAGTATCAATCTAAAGGACGTTGGACAGACGCAAACTTAGTACGTTGGTACGAAAATACTATACGCCCTGTTGGTGGTTGGAGAAAACGCTCTAATAACCAATTAACTGGTTCAGCTAGAGGGCTTATTAACTGGCGTGATAGCAACAATAATAGACGAATAGGAATTGGCACTCATTCCAAATTGTATTCGATGAATGAGAGTGGCACTTTAACTGACATTACTCCTACAAGTTTTACTGTTGGTGATGCAGATGCGGTTCTGAAAATTGGCTATGGATACGGCACTTATGGCAGTTCTGCCTATGGTGTTGCAAGGCCAGATTTGGGATCCTATACACCTGCTACAACTTGGAGCATGGATACTTGGGGTGAGTATTTAGTAGCTTGCTCTTCAAAAGATGGTAAGTTGCTTGAATGGCAGTTAAATACAGCAAATGATGCCGTTGCCATTACCAATGCTCCAACTGGTTGTACTGGTCTTATTGTTACGCAAGAAAGATTTTTGTTTGCCTTGGGTGCAAGTGGAAATCCTAGAAAGATTGCTTGGAGTGACCAAGAGGTAAATACAACTTGGACTCCTGCGGCAACTAATCAAGCGGGTGACTTTGATTTAACCACAATTGGCTCCTTGATGTGTGCAAAGCGTATCCGAGGCGCTACCATTCTGTTTACTGATGTAGACGTACATACCGCTACCTACATTGGCCCACCATATATTTATGGATTTGAGCGTGTTGGCTCTGGATGCGGTGTTATTTCAAAGCAAGCAGTAGCTTCAACAGATAGTGCGTGTATTTGGATGTCTAACTCAGGATTTTGGACTTATGATGGTTTTGTAAAGCCACTACAATGTGATGTATCTGATTACGTATTTAGCAGTTTAAATAACACTCAAGCCTCAAAAGTTTATTGCGTACATAACTCTGCCTATGGTGAAATATGGTGGTTTTATCCTAGTGCATCCTCAAATGAGAATAATTCCTATGTGTCTTATAACTACAGAGAGAATCATTGGGCAATAGGAACTTTATCTCGTACTTGCGGTACAGATAGGGGTATCTTTTCTAATCCAATTATGGTTTCTGCAGATGGATACGTTTATGAGCATGAGGTTGGGTTTGCCTATGACTCACAGACTTTATTTGCTGAATCTGGACCAATAGAGTTAGGTTCTGGCGATAGAACCATGAGTCTTACAGGATTAATCCCTGATGAAAAGACTTTGGGTGATGTTAACGTCAAATTTAGCACTAAGTTCTATCCTAATGCAACTGAATACAATTATGGGCCATATTCAATGGCTAATCCAACTTCAATACGTATAAGTGGTCGCCAAGTGGCGGCTAGGATTGAAGGAAACCAATTAACTGATTGGCGAGTTGGTGTTATTAGATTTGATGGGAAACCTGGCAGTTTGAGATGATTGACTATGAAAAGTACAAGATTAATGGTGAATTACCATTATGGGCGGTATCTTTTCAAAAAGTAGAGAAAATTCTTCAACCTGCTTTAGAATACGATAACACTCATAATATGCAGGACGTAGCCGACTGTATTGACAGTTGTACGATGCAATTATGGCCTGGTATCAATAGCGCAGTTGTTACTCAGGTTCAAGACTTTCCAAGAATGAAAGTTTTGCATATATTTTTGGCTTCTGGTGATCTAGCAGAACTAGAGACACTCACCCCCCATATTCAGAAGTTCGCTGAAGACATGGAATGCCGCAAGATCACCTTAACAGGTCGTAGAGGTTGGTCAAGAACTTTTGTATCTAAATTTAACATGAAGCCAACACATTATTGGCTATCTACGGAGGTGTAATTATGTCTGGTGGTTCAAGTCAATCAACACAGCAACTTGATCCTGCATTGCGTGACGCTTATTTGCAAAATGTCCAAAGCGCACAAGGTGTAGCAGGTGGTTTGCAAGCTCGTCAATTTGCAGATCTTACTCCTGACCAACAAGCAGGATATGCCCAAACTCGTCAATTTGCTGATCCAAATAGCCAAGCATTTAGGCAACTTGGGTCTGCTTTTAATGCCGCACGTAATGTCGCAAACTATAACCCCCAGAATGTTGGTTATACAAATGTAAATGCCGCATACGTAGACCCTGCGGCTCTAGCTGCACAACAAGGTTATAACGCTACTACTGGTCAGTTTTCATCTGCTGGACCTGCTTCTTTGGCGGCTTCACAAGGTTATACGGCTTCCCAATTTGGTGGAGCGCAAACTGGACCTACTAATTTAGCGGCTGGTACTGGATATACAGCATCACAATTTGGTGGCGCTCAAGCTGAAGCGGCTAGATTAGCTCAAGCTACTGGTTATACGGCACAAGGATATGGCGGTCAAACTGCTGGCGCTATTGAGCGCTTTGGTGGTGCTACTGCGGGTCCTTCCGCTACAGCAGTTGGTCAAGGTTATGACGCACAAGCAGCACAAGCGGCTGCGTTAAATCGTGGCAATATTCGCAATGTTTCTGCACAACAAATTGAAGCAGAGCGTGTTGCCGCTGAACGTGTTGCCGCTGACCAAGCTATTGCTGCTCAAGCCGCACGAAGTGGTGCAAGGGATGTGTCTGCTACTGGTGTAACAGGCGCTCAAGTTACATCTGAGGCTTTGGGTCAGATTGCTCCACAAGCTCGTCAAAACGTACGTGATATTCAAGCAGCGTCATTCTTGAATCAGAATATTCAGCAGTATATGAACCCATATACACAAGCTGTGACTGAACAAAGTTTGAGGGATTTAGAGCGTTCACGCCAATTGCAACAACAACAGACTGCCGCACAAGCTACTTCCGCAGGTGCTTTTGGTGGATCTCGTCAAGGTGTTGCTGAAGCTGAAACTAATCGTGCATTTGGAGAGAATGCGGCTCGATTGATTGCTCAACAAAATGCCGCTGCTTACGCTGCCGCCCAACAAGCTTCTGAAGCTGATATTGCTCGCACTATGCAAGCACAACAGCTTAACCAAGCTCAAGATGCTGCTACTACTCAACAGGCTTTACAACTTGCGGGTCAGTTTGGTTTGGCTAATCAAGATGCAAACCTACGTGCGGCTTTGGCTAACCAAGGTGTTGATGTTCAGTATGGTTTGAGCAATGCCCAACTGCAACAACAAGCAACTTTAGCTAATCAAGATGCGGCATTACGTGCTTCTCTTGCTAATCAGTCTACTGGCTTGCAAGCGCAACAATTGAATCAAGCATCATCTTTACAGGCTTCACAAGCCAATCAAGATGCCGCCTTAAGAGCCGCACTTGCTAATCAAGGTGTTGATCTAAGTGTTGGTCAGCTAAATACTCAGAATGCCCAACAAGCTGCTTTGGCAAATCAAGCTGCAGCTAATCAAGCTCGTCAGTTTGGCGCTCAAGCGGGTAATCAAGCATCTCTGGCAAACCAAGCCGCTGCTAACCAGATGGCTCAGTTTAATGTTGGAAACCTTCAGCAAGCAGGTATGAGCAATCAAGCTGCGGCTAATGCACAAGCTCAGTTTAACGCTCAACAACTTCAGCAAGCGGGTTTGGCAACTCAAGGCGCTCAAAACCAAGCCTTCCAGTTTGGTGCTAATGCTCAAAATACACTTGCCGCACAGAATGCCGCTGCACAAAATGCTTTGGCTCAGTTTAATGCGGGTAATTTACAACAAGCAGGTTTATCTAATGTTGCCGCTTTGAATCAAGCAGGTCAGTTTGGTGCGGGTGCTACAAACGCTGCCGCACTTGCCAACCAAGCGGCTCTCAATCAAGGCCAACAATTTAATGCCGCAAACTTGCAACAAGCAGGTCTAAGCAATGTAGGTGCATTGAATCAAGCAGGTCAATTTGGTGCTTCTGCTTTTAATCAGGCGGCTTTACAGAATGCTGCAGCGCAGAACCAGATGGGACAGTTTAATGCTGGTAATCAGCAAGCAATGACCTTGGCAAACATGAATGCTTTGAACCAAGCGGGACAGTTTGGTGCATCTGCATTTAACCAAGCAGGTTTATCTAACCAAGCGGCTATTAACGCTAGAGCTGCCCAACAAGCAGGATTAAGTCAGCAAGCGGGATTGACTAATGCTCAGAACTTCTTGCAAGCTAATTTGGCTAATCAGCAAGCAGGTTTAACTGCTAATCAAGCACGTTTGGGTGCGGCTGGTCAGATGGCTAACATTGCAGGTCAAGGCCAACAGATGGGTTTTGCAGGAGCGCAAGCTTTGCAGAACATTGGTGGTCAACAACAACAGTTCTCACAACAACAGTTGGATGCCATCCGCAATCTGCCACTGGAGCAACAACAGATTATCAACCAAGCATTGGGACTCAATGTTGGCGGTGGTTCTGGAATGCAATCATCTTCTACTTCACGCCAAGGTCTGCTTGGCTTGTTCGGTCTGTAAGGAGTTTATATGTTTAATCTTGGTTTGCTGTCGGATGCAGCACTTACTGGTCTTAGTGATGAAGAAAAGAATAGCCTTCAAAAGCAAGCTACTCAACAGTTCTTGCTTGGCTCCTTGTTAAGCAATGACCCATCTATGGGTCTGAAGTCTGCCTTGTCTGTCCCAGATCAGTATTTGAGTGGTCAACGTGCTATTACTGAGATGCAACAGAAAGCGGCTGATCGTGCTTCTATTGCTAATTTCCAAGGCAAATATATGCCTACGAAATTTAACGAAGCAAGTCCTCAGTACATGGGTCCTGTAACTCCCGATGTTGCAATGCAACAGGATGAATTGAAGACTGCTAGAGCGCAAGGTTTGCCTTTTAATATTCAGAATGCTTTGCAAGATGTAATTAATTTGCCTAGTGCTTCTCAAAGCTCAATGCTTGGAGCTATAACTTCTTTGCAACCTAAAATGCAACCAAGTGGAATCTTAACAAATGCCAATATGCAACCAATTGGT